CACTCCGTTGAGACTAGCAGCAGATGCTACATCATTGACCACATGGGGCACCAATGCCAATCTAGTCACTGACAACGGTGACGACGGTGTTGTTACCTATGATGAGTACTTGGCAGTGTATTATCCAAATGGATTTACTACAGATTTAAGCGGATCACCTGCAGTGGTTCCAGCCAGCCACATGATGCTGAAGACCATCACGCTCAGTGACAACGTCAGCTTCCCATGGTTCGCACCAGCAGGAACACGTCGAGGCGGTATTACCAATGCCACAGCAGTGGGTTACATAGACTCAGCCACAGGTGAATTCCAAACTGTAGCTCTAAACGAAGGACAGCGTGACACGCTGTATGATCTCAAGATCAATCCAATTCCATTCTTCAACGGAATAGGATTAGTAGCACACGGCCAAAAGACTCGTGCAAGAAACGCTTCAGCATTGGATCGTATCAACGTAGCACGTTTAGTGGTATATCTACGCAGCCAGTTGAACAAGCTAGCTCGTCCGTATATCTTTGAACCCAATGATAAAATCACACGTGATGAAATCAAACAAGCTGTAGAAAGTCTGTTGTTAGAGCTAGTAGGTCTAAGAGCACTCTACGACTTTGCGGTTGTCTGTGACGAAAGCAACAACACACCGTCAAGGATAGATCGCAACGAACTGTATGTTGATATCGCAATTGAACCTGTGAAGGCTATTGAGTTCATTTACATTCCGTTACGTGTCAAGAACACAGGAGAAATTTAAAAATGGCAATTACATCACTGAATAATTTAGGTATCCCAACCACAAACGCAGCTGGCAGCACCCAGGTGTTGTTGATGCCTAAATTAAAATATCGCTTTAGAGTAACACTGTTGGGTTTTGGAGTTGCCGCTGCCACAGAACTTACCAAGCAGGTACAGGACGTGACTAGACCCAAGGTGTCATTTGAAGAAATGACGCTGGATGTCTATAACTCCAAGGTCAAACTGGCTGGCAGATACACACTAGAAAACATCACATTGACCTTACGTGATGATGCCAGCGGTCAAGTACAAAAACTTGTGGGACAACAGATCCAGAAACAATATGATTTCATGGAACAGGCGTCCGCTCGTTCAGGTATCGACTACAAATTTACCACACGCATAGAAGTCTTAGACGGTGGTAACGGCACATTAGTTCCAGAAACTCTAGAAACATTTGAACTCTATGGATGTTTTGTGCAGAACGCAGACTACGGCGATGCTAACTATTCAACTAATGAACACATGACCGTGGCACTGACTATCGCCTACGACAATCTATCACAGTTTGCAGCAGGTGCAGCAGCTACAAGCCCAATTGGTGGTATTGGTGCAGCAGTAGGACGTACTTTAGGTGCAGCCGTAACAGGCGCTTCAACTACACAGGGATAATTAACCCTATATCAAGAAAAGCTCGATTATTTCGAGCTTTTTTTGTGACATAAATATTTGTATGGCAAACTATTTCACAAGATTTCTCACTGGTGTCGGCGAAGGTCTATTAACTCCTAAAGGTCAGAGCGCAAACTGGCGCCACGCTACCAAGTTGTTCATAGATGGCAACATGCGGCTGGCTCCTCGCACCAAGTTCAACTACTATGTGAGATTTGAGATTGATAAAAATGTGATGCGGGTTCCTGCATTTTCTAACAAACATCACGAAGAAGTAGGACTGCTGGTAAAAACAGCAGAGCTGCCTAAGTATAATTTTGACAGTGTTGTGAAAAATCAGTACAACAGAAAAAAAATCGTCTATAAAAATTTCAATTACGACCCTGTGTCTATAACCATGCATGATGATGCCACTGGAGTTATCAGTGCTATGTGGGCTGTGTACTATGGATACTATATCGCTGACAGACAGCTGCCCGAATCGGCCTATTCTGAAACCAAATATCGTGCAGCTGATACCCCAAAGGACAACTTTAGATACGGTATGGACAATGACGTTACCGCTGGATTTTTTAAATCAGTCAGCATATACACCATGGCCCGCAGAAGATTTTTAGGATATACACTGATTAATCCAAAGATCAAATCATGGAGTCACGGAAATATGGATTACGCAGCCAGTGAATTCGCAGAAAGTACTATGACTCTGGAATATGAATCAGTGAAATATTCTGCAGGACAGGTACGCTATAATAGTCCCAAAGGTTTTGCCACACTGCACTATGATTCTGTGCCAAGTCCTATATCAGTGGCGGGTGGCGGAGTTGCTACACTAACCGGAGAAGGCGGAGTCTTAGACGGCCTAGAACAGATATTTGGTAATCTAGGATCAGGTGCAGCCTTCGACAGTCCTGGCGGATTTCTCAGCACAGCCATAGCCAGTATCAATACCTACAAAAATTTTAAATCATTGACTCCGGCCCAGTTAAAGTCGGAAGCCATCAATATACTCAGCAATCCAGGAAATATTTCATCAGCCATATCTACTGTAGGTGGAGTAGTAGGAGCTGTGTTTCCAAAGAGTGCTAGTCAGACTCCGTCTACATCGGCTACCCAAAGACCCTTGGTAGGGGACTTCCCTTCTGGTCCAGGAAATCAAGCATAACATGGCCACTAATCTCCCCGCATTTGAAATCCAAGACAGTGCCGCAGGTACCAAGCTGTATTTTGACACCTATGGTGAAGCTGCGCTGGAGTTCGCAGCCAACGACGTCACGACCGCTGTGAGCTTTTTCACTGCCGCAGGTTTTGACTCAGATGCAGCTGCCACTGTGGCCATGACACTGCTTAGGCAGGCCAAGATCGATGCTACTCCTATCTCACAGATCTTAGATACACTTACCGGGATAAACAAAAATGACCTCAGTCAATTAGTTGGAGAGATACTGAACAACAATCGTGTGCCAACCAGCCTTCTGGGGTTTAGAACCGCAGATGTCAAACCTAATCAGACTAGAAACATAGCTGCATAATGGGCAAATTCGCACAGGGCAGATTCGAAATGAAAAATCCTGCCAAATACGTGGGATTAAAAACTCCGTTGGCTCGCAGCTCATGGGAATTCGTGTTCATGCGGATGTTGGATGAACACCCGGGCGTACAGAATTGGGCATCAGAAAGCATCAAGATACCCTATAGAGATCCCCTGACTGGTCGCAGTACCATATATGTGCCAGATTTTTTTATCGTATATCAAGATAAGAATGGCGCTAAACACGCAGAAGTGGTCGAAGTCAAACCTGCGAGCCACACACTTAGAGAAGCTGTGGGCAAAAGCGCCTACAATCAACAGCAGTATGTGAAAAACATGGCCAAATGGGAAGCTGCCAATGCTTGGTGCAAGCAGCAGAACATCAAGTTCCGTGTGATCAATGAAACAGACATTTTCCATCAGGGCACAAAACGAAGATAAGTACGATATGACCAAAAGACTTGAAGAATTATTGAATCTCGAAACCACTGAATCTCTAGCGGAAGCGTCAGTGGAACCGCCCACACACGAACAGGTGCAGAGCCTGGATGACAGCTATCGCAGAGTAGCAGAAATCACTAGAGGACTGCCCCAGATCAAAGAGCTCGACGAGTTAGATGATCGAGAACTAGACGAGCTGGCCAAAAAAGCAGAAGCTGCATATGATGATCTAATGGATCTCGGTATGAACGTAGAAGTTAGATATGCAGGTCGTATTTTTGAAGTAGCTGCCAGCATGATGGGCAACGCTATCACCGCTAAAACCAATAAGATAGATAAAAAACTCAAAAGCGTGGATCTACAACTCAAGAAACTGAAAATAGACAATGACGCGGGCAATGAACAAGACGGTGTCATAAACGGTGCTGCCTATGTGATCACAGACCGCAACGAGCTGCTGAAAAAATTAAGCGGAAAAGCATAAATACTCATATGAAAACTTTTAAAGAATATCTCACTGAAAACAAAAAAGCCTACAGCTTCAAGGTAAAAGTTGCTGGTGAGGTTCCTGAAAATTTCCAGGAAAGTCTCAAAACCAAGCTGGAACGCTGCAAGGTCATAACCTTTGAAAAGATGAGCACAACACCTATACAGAAGTTTCCGTTAGATTTTCCAGGAAAGTCCAACATGGAAGTCACTGTATTCGAAGTGGTTACAGAATATCCAATAACTCCTCCGGAAATCACTGACATGATCAAAGGGTCTGGCATCACCGAAGACTGTTTCCGTGTGCGTGGCAGCAGTGAACCCACAGAAATAGATCAGCTGCTCATGGACAATGAGCCCACAGGCGATGCACTGTTAGATGAACAGGACATGGAAAAAGGCACAGGAAAAATCAAACACAAAGATTATTTTGGAGATGATTTCAACAAGAGTTTCTTAAAAGATTTAAACAAAGCTGCCAAAGATCGCAAGAAGGATGGCATCAACGTAGAATACAAACTGCCTAAGGGCAAACAAGACAAAGCAGGTGCTAAAAGCGCCTTAGGGAGTTAATACATGGATTTCAATCAATTAATGGCACGCATGCGTGAACTGGATCAACCCACAAATGAGGGAGGTTGCGGCATGGATTCGCCAATGGCACCGCCTATGTCATCGCCAATGAGCATGACTCCGCCAAAGCCAGACACACCACCACCTACAATGAGCATCAATCTAAATGCCCAAGGCATGGACAACATCGAGTCATTGATGAAATTAGTGACGAAGGTGAATCCAAGCATGGATAAACCGATGATGCCACCAAGTATTAGTATTGAGCCCATGGACAAACCAATAGGTATGCCTCCAATGGGCGGTCTTGGAGACCTAGACCGAGGTCCTCTAAAAATGCTGCCAGATCTAGACGCAGACAACGACGATATGCCAGGCGGTGAAATGGACAGTGACTATGATGACAGCGGAGATCTAGATGCACATGAAAAAGATCACGCTGATGAAAAACCATTGATCAAAACCCTAGACCGTGATGACGACGGCGATCACGACATGGACGATCATGACGCAGAGAAAAAAGAAAAAGATGAAGCGTTCGGCAACAGTGTAGACGATTCCGAACCCGGCTACAAGACTATCGCCGATGTAATGAACAAAGGCAACGATCTGAACAGACCAAAGAAAAGCTTCAGCGGCAAACCATATCGCGGTGACAATCCTATGGCAGCTGGAGCATATGAAAGCAAAGAACAACTACGTGCTGGCATACGTGCAGAACTCATGCAACGTTTGGCAGAAGCTAAAGGAGCGAAATAATGTCGGGATTTAAAATTTCAACCGAGTCATTAAGACCAGAATTTTATCAAGTTGTGATTACACTAACTGGTGGGGCAGGAACATACCCTACGGCAGACGGCAATGATAACGGTGCAGTGTGTCCACAGGATCACAGCGCATTTGCAACCAAACCAACTACGCTAGCAATTGGTCGTCGTGTAGCTAGAGGTCATCAACGTTTCTTAGCCATTATTGAAAATCTACAAAAATACGCAGATGCACAGATCCAAGACGTGCAGTTTACCAGTGCCGGTGCCACAGCAGCAGATAATCAGGCAACAGCAGTAACGTTTACTGTGAGATACGATCGTGCAGGAGCAGCAGGTGCAGGCACGGCAGACGGTGTATTAGGCGGAACACGATCGGAAATCGGAACACCATTCCAATTTACAGCTACAACGGATGGCACCATCACTGTTGATACCACTGCCAAAGCACTGCGTTATCAAATTGGTCAGGCGATTGGAAGAACCAATTATGTCAAAAGCATGCGTGTGTTTGATGGCACACAAGGTGCTGAGATCCAGGAATCATTGACTGTGACATTACCAGACACACTAGCAGACATTTATAAAGATGTGGCTGTAACACTGGTTGATGCAGCAGAAACCATAGACAGTTAATCTAATCTAAATACTCAGATAGGCTCTTCGGAGCCTATTTTTTTCAGTAAATACTCATATGGGAAAATCACTAGACGGCGTATTAATCAAGAAGGCTCATGCTCAGACCAAGTATACATTGGACGAGGTCAAGCATCTTGAAGCCTGCATGGATCCTGTAACAGGACCTTTGTATTTCTGCACTAACTTTTTAAAGATACAGCATCCTACTCGCGGTGCTATAAATTTTGAGCCCTATGAGTATCAAGAAAGGCTGATAAAATCCATACACACCAATAGACAGTGTATAGCCATGCTGCCTCGTCAGATGGGCAAGACCACCTGTGCTACCGGCTATCTGCTTTGGTACACCATGTTCATACCGGACTGCCAGGTATTGATAGCTGCACACAAATATGAAGGTGCCAAAGACATCATGGATAGATATAGATTTGGTTATGAAAATCTTCCAGACTTTATTCGTGCAGGAGTTTATTCATACAACAGAAACACCATCGAATACGACAACGGTGCTAGGATACAGGCCACTACTACCACAGAAAACACTGGTCGTGGTAAATCTCTTTCATTGATCTACTGCGATGAGTTTGCGTTCGTGCAACCTCCGGAAAAGGCCAAAGAGTTCTGGACTGCGTTGAGCCCTACACTGGCCACTGGTGGTAAGTGTATAATCACATCCACTCCAAACTCAGACGAAGATCAGTTTGCGCTAATCTGGGCTGAGGCCAACAAGCGTTTTGATGAGTTTGGCAACGAAGCCGAAGTAGGACAGAACGGATTTGCTTCATACACAGCTCATTGGTCAGAGCATCCAGATCGAGATGATGCCTGGGCTAATCAAGAAAGATCTAAGATCGGTGAAGAGCGTTTTCGCCGTGAATTTGAATGTGAGTTCTTGATCTTTGATGAGACGCTGATAAATTCAGTAAAACTGGTAGAGCTCGCAGGTTCAGATCCTGTGATGACCATGGGGCAAACACGCTGGTACAAGGACATAGATCCCAAAGCTACCTATCTCGTTGCTCTAGATCCCAGCCTAGGCACGGGCGGAGACTACGGCGCTATACAGGTCTATGAAATGCCTACGATGACCCAAGTAGCAGAATGGCATCATAACCAGACTCCAGTACAGCAGCAGGTCAAACACATGCGGGAAATACTGAGATACATACACGACCGTGGAGAAGAACAGGGCGGTGTACCGCAGATCTATTATTCAGTAGAAAACAACAGCCTCGGTGAAGCTGCGTTAATAGTGATCAACGACATAGGCGAAGAAAACTTCTACGGTCTGTTTCTCAGCGAACCCATACGCAAAGGACACATACGCAAGTTCCGAAAAGGATTCAACACCACGCACCGTTCAAAGATCACTGCCTGCAGCCAACTGAAAAATCTCATTGAAACTAATAAAATGAGCCTTAAATCAAAACCCTTGATTTCAGAACTCAAGACCTTTGTGGCCACTGGATTGGGTTTCAAGGCCAAAAGCGGTGAGCATGACGACCTAGTATCCAGCACACTGTTAATCATACGCATGGCCGATGTGCTGGCTGACTGGGATCCGCAGATCTACGATAAAATGACTGAAAAAGTCTCCGAAGAATCTATGCCTATGCCGATCTTTGTTAGCATGGGCCTTTGATAAATATACTTATGGACGCAAGAAATAACATAGCAACAGATTTATTCTACAAGGTACGCAGCCGCTTTTCTGGCCTTAAATTAGGTGCGGAAACCGGGGAAATAACCATCAATCCTGAAGAAGCTCGATTCTTTGATTTTGACTACATGGAAGGAAAGACTCCCATAGGACATGTCAGTATCAGTCTTGCAGAACCCAACTCGATGAAGGTATATTTCAGTCATGGTATTTCTGAAGGCATGGATGAAAAACAAAAGGTCAATTGGTACGGCTTCCTCAAAGAGCTGCGCCAATTCGCCAAACGTAGATTATTAAGTTTTGATACCAGAGACATTGCCAAAGACAATCTAGATCGCAGGGACTACGAATTTCTAGTGCAGAACTCACAGCCCAAGCAGACCAAGCAGAACACTATACAAAAACCAGTCGGAGAAAGTATGATGGCAGAA